GACAGCAGCATAAAACGATTACGAAACCCGGCTATTGAAACCCCACCACTCCGGGGGAGGGCAAGTTTGGGCGCAGCGGCGGCTCTTCTCCACTACAAGGTTTCACACATCCGATTACTATTTTTTTGACATTGTCCAAAAAAAATCAAATTGCTTTACAATCACCCCCACCCCCCTTAATATAAGAAGACCCCCCGGTAGGTTTTTTAAATCCATATGCCCACCCCCTATAGTGAAATTTTTGCGAACGCCTCTTTAGCATGTCAAGAGGACGCGCTTTTCTCCGCGAAGGCTTTCACTGCCATCCCCAATTCACCTGTGCCTCAACAGGTGCACCCCCTTGCTGGGCTGGTGCGGACATACGAGAAGAAAGTATTTGACGACGCGTCTCAGCTACGTGCCTATGCCACGAACCGGCTAATTGAGCTGACCGACCACGACGATGCGCGGATTCAAATTAAGGCTATTGAGCTGCTAGGAAAGATTGCCGACGTGGGCTTGTTTGCGGATCGCACTGAGATTACTATTAAAGACAAGACCACTAAGGATTTAGAGAAAGAGTTGGAGGCGTATTTTTCCAAGTACGTCAAAGACATCACCCCTGCCGACCCTACTCCCCAAGAGCTAGCCTCTGCCGTTGTCGAGGACGCGGTGTGGAAAGAGGGCGAGGAAAAGAATGACGCGTGACCCAGCCGCTATTCAGGCAGCTCTGGCTGCCATGCCTCCCGAGATCCGGGGTAAGGCGGCTGCATTACTTGAGGAGTTGACCCGCCGTAAAAAAGTGGCGGCATGCAAAACCGACTTCCTTGAATTTGTTCAGGCGATGTGGCCGGGGTTCATCATGGGTAAGCACCATGCGATCATGGCCGACGCCTTTGAGAAGGTTGCTAATAAAGATATCAAGCGCGTCATTATTAATATGCCGCCGCGCCACACCAAATCGGAATTTGCCTCCTACCTGCTACCCGCATGGTTCCTCGGGCAGTTCCCGGATAAGAAAGTAATTCAAACTTCTCACACATCCGAATTGGCGACCGGCTTCGGTCGAAAGGTGCGTAATCTTGTTGACTCAGAAACATATAAAGGTATCTTCCCCGGAGTCGCACTCCAAGCCGACTCCAAGGCTGCTGGGCGATGGAGCACCAACAAAGGGGGCGAATATTTCGCTATTGGGGTTGGCGGTGCCGTCACCGGTAAGGGTGCCGATCTGCTTATTATTGACGACCCCCACTCCGAGCAAGAAGCAGCCCTAGGCGAGGTGAACAAGGAGGTCTACGACCGGGTGTATGAGTGGTACACGTCCGGGCCTCGGCAGCGTCTGCAGCCGGGGGGCGCTATTATTATAGTGATGACCCGTTGGTCAAAGCGGGACTTGACCGCGCAGGTGCTAAAAAGTTCGCTCAGCCGTGGCAGCGACGAGTGGGAGCTGATTGAGCTACCTGCCATCATGCCCTCGGGTAAACCCCTATGGCCTCAGTTCTGGGCGCTCTCTGAGCTGCAAGCGATCAAAGACGAGCTGCCGATCCACAAGTGGGACGCGCAGTATATGCAGCAGCCCTCGGGGGCTGGTGGCTCTATTATTAGAAAAGAGTGGTGGAAGGAGTGGGAGGACGACGAGCCTCCCGAGGTTGACTATATTATTCAGTCATGGGACTGCGCATACTCCGCTAAAGAGCGTGCCGACTACTCGGCGTGCACAACGTGGGGTGTGTTTTATAAAGACAATGACGAGGGTCGCAAGCGGCCAAACCTTATTTTGCTCGATGCCTATAAAGCGCGGTTGGACTTTCCAGACCTGAAGAAAAAAGCGCTTGAGCTATATAGAGAGTACAAACCCGACACTTGTATAATTGAGGCTAAAGCGGCGGGGACGCCGCTTGTGCAGGAGCTACGTGCATCGGGTGTAATGTTGTCGGACTATACTCCGTCAAGAGGTAGTGATAAGATCACTCGCGTCAATTCAATTGCGGATATATTTGCAAGTGGGGTTGTGTGGGCACCGCACACCCGATGGGCAAGTGATGTTATTGAAGAGTTTGCATCGTTCCCTGCTGGCGAAAATGACGACTTGGTAGACTCTAGTACTCAGGCTTTAATGCGATTTCGTCAAGGTGGGTTAATCCCCTTGCCTTCGGACGAAGAAGACGACGAAACGCCGATGCGCCGCAGACGTGCGGCCTACTATTAAAAGATGCTGCAATCATGATTGACCAACTTCTGCAAACGCCGACTCCTTCTTTAATGCCGTCTCCCATAGGAGACACCCAAGGCGAGCCTCCCGCATTAGAGATCATCTTGACCTCAGAAGAGGGGGACATGATGCAGGAGGAGGACGAGGCGCTTGAGCCAGAGTTTGACGACAACTTGACGGAGTTCATGGGCGATGGAGAGTTAAGCTCTCTATCTAGTGAGCTGCTCTCGGAGATTGAAGGCGACAAGTCCTCACGCAAAGAGTGGGAGGACACGTACCGCAAGGGACTCAAACTGCTGGGTCTGAAGTACGAGGAGCGCTCCGAGCCGTGGGAGGGTGCCTGTGGTGTGGTGCACCCCATGATCACCGAGTCGGTGATCCGCTTCCAGTCGGAAGCGATCATGGAGACATTCCCAGCGTCAGGGCCGGTGAAGTCTAAGATTCTTGGAGAGGTGACGCCAGAGAAGGAGCGCGTCGCCAAGCGTGTCGTTGACGACATGAACTATCAGATGACGGAGCAGATGGTTGAGTTCCGTCCAGAGCACGAGCGGATGCTGTTCTCACTGGCTTTTGTTGGCTCAGCGTTCAAAAAAGTTTACTACGATCCGGCTTTAGGACGGCAGTCCTCGGTGTTCGTTTCCGCTGAAGATGTATTAATTCCTTACGGCGCTACTGAACTTATGGTCTGCCCGCGCGTGACGCACATCATGCGCAAGACTAAGAATGAGATCCGGCGGCTGCAGGCTGCTGGGTTCTACCGTGACGTGGACCTCGGAGAGCCGGTCAAGCTGCTGGACGACATCCAGCAGGCCAAGGACGAGGAGACTGGGTTCGATGCTACGTACGACGACAGGTACGTCATATATGAATGTCACGTGGACCTCGACCTGCCGGGGTACGAGGAGGACGATGGGGTCGCCGTGCCGTACGTGGTCTCTATTGAGAAAGGGACTGGAGAGATTTTAGCCATCCGCCGCAACTGGCGGGAGGACGACGTTTTAAAACGCAAGCGAGGGCATTTTGTTCAATACACGTTCATACCCGGCATGGGTGCATACGGCTTGGGATATGTTCACCTGCTTGGTGGGCATGCTTCTGCTGTTACCTCTATCACTCGTCAGCTTGTGGATGCTGGAACCCTATCTAACCTACCCGGCGGCCTCAAAACCCGTGGACTGCGGATCAAAGGTGACGACACCCCAATCAGCCCCGGAGAGTTCCGCGACGTAGACGTGGGCAGTGGCACTATTAAAGATAACATCATGACGCTCCCGTACAAGGAGCCAAGTCAGGTGCTTGCTGGTGTCAGAGGTACTCTAATAGAAGAAGCCATGCGGTTCGCTGCGACGGCTGATCTTAAAGTCAGTGACATGAGCGCTAACGCGCCGGTCGGCTCGACGCTGGCTATCATCGAGCGGATGCTCAAGGTGATGACGGCGGTGCAGGCTCGGCTGCACTACTCGTTCGCTCAGGAACTCAAGATCATCAAGCGCATCGTGCGGGACAACCTGCCGGTGTCGTATGACTATGACGTGGACGGTGGGCGGCAGCTCAAGCGGGCTGACTACGATGCGGTTGACGTAGTGCCGGTGTCTGATCCCAACGCGGCCACAATGAGCCAGCGGGTCATTCAATATCAGGCGGCCATGCAGCTTGCCAGTCAGATGCCGCAGGTGTTCAACCTCAAGATCCTCGCCCGCCAGATGGTGGACATCCTTGGTATTAAGAACGCCGACAAGATCGTGCCTATTGAAGAGGATATGCGGCCTCGTGATCCGATAACGGAGAACATGGCGGTCCTCAAGGGCGAGCCGGTTAAAGCGTTCATCCATCAAGATCATGACGCGCACATCACTGTGCACATGGCAGCACTCCAAGACCCGATGATGCGTCAGTTGGTTGGTCAGAATCCGCAGGCTCCGATGATCATGGGGGCTGCGATGGCCCACGTGAACGAGCACCTCGGGTTCAAATACCGGCGTCAGATTGAAGAGCGCCTCGGTGTGCCACTGCCACCGCCAGATGAGCCACTGCCAGATGATGTGGAGGTCGAGCTGTCACGGTTGGTGGCCCAAGCCGCACAGCAGTTGCTCCAGATGGGGCAGCAGCAAGCCCAACAACAGCAGAATCAACAGCAAGCACAAGACCCTGTGCTGATGCTGCAGAAAGCCGAGCTTGATATTAAGAAGGCTGACGTGGATCGTAAGATCAAAAAAGACGAGATGGACGCGCAAATCGACTCGGCCAAGCTCCAGTTGGAGGCGAGAAAGGCCATGAACGAGGAGATGCGCCCACCCGCACCGCCAAAATCACCGCCAAGGGGATAAAACATGGCAAAAACAGCATTTGAAGTGCTGCGTGACCGCATTAGAAAGCAGATGAATGATTACGCCGACGACGTATCGACCGGCGCGTGTTCTGATTTTGCCGATTATCGGCATCTCTGTGGCGTTATTCGGGGTCTTGCGACCGCAGAGCGTTTCTTAATAGACCTTGCTAATGAAATGGAACGTCTCGATGAGTGAAGAAGAGCAAAAACCCACGCAATTACCCGTTCCTAAAGGGTTTTACGTGCTGTGCGCGCTAGTTGATGCCCCTGAAACCTTCGATTCCGGTCTGATTAAGTCAGATGCGACCCGCAAGGTCGAGGAATTGTCTTCTCCGGTGCTTTTTGTGCTGAAACTTGGCCCAGAAGCGTACTTGGACCCGCAAAAATTCCCAGCAGGACCGCGTTGCGCGGAGGGAGATTTTGTTTTGACTCGTCCGTACTCCGGTACGCGGGTAAAAATCCACGGAAAAGAGTTCCGCTTGATCTCAGACGACGCGGTTGAGGCGGTTGTTGACGATCCACGCGGCATTTCACGCGCATAAGGGGCTTAATATGGATCAGAACGAGTACAAATTCCCAGACGAAGACGTTGATATTGAAAAAGCAGCCTCCGCAGAGGTTGAAATTGAGATTGTTGACGACACGCCAGAGTCAGATAAGGGCCGCAAACCGCTTGAAAAAGAGGTTGAAGTCCCCGATGACGAGGTGTCTCAATACGGCGAGAAAGTCCAGAAGCGGATTAAAGAGCTAAAACATGGCTATCACGATGAGCGGCGCGCTAAAGAAGCTGCTCAAAGAGAGCGAGATGAGGCGCTAGCCTTTGCAAAAGCTCGCCATGAAGAGGCTCTAAAACTGCGTGAAACGCTGGATCAGGGGCATAAATCTTATGCAGAGATGGCTAAATCGGCGGCTAAAACCCGACTTGACGCCGCTAAAGATGCTTATAAGAAAGCCTATGAGTCTGGCGATGCCGATGCGTTAGTCGCCGCGCTAGAGAATGTAAATAATGTTCAAGCCGAGTTTAGGAGTGCTGAATCGTGGCGTCCGCCACAAGCCACTAGACAAGACGAAGAACTTAATGTAAATAGTCAATCTACGCCCCAGCAATCGCCAAAAGTCGACGAAAAAGCAGCAAAGTGGCAAGCCCGCAATGCTTGGTTTGGAGCCGATGACGAGATGACTAGCTTTGCGCTTGGGGTGCATAAAAAGCTAGTGGATTCGGGACTCGACCCCCGCAGTGACGAGTACTACGAGCGAATAGACTCGCGCGTCCGAGAAGTTTTTTCGGATTATTTTGGGCAAGAAAAGCCCAAAAAACCTCGCGCCACATCTGTGGTTGCGCCAGCTACGCGGTCAACCGCGCCAAAACGAGTGACTTTAACGACCAGTCAGGTAGCTATTGCTCGTCGGCTTGGTGTTACACCCGAGCAGTACGCTAAACAACTTATCGCATTGGAGTCCTAAATGGCCGCAGATCGCACCCCCCGTGAACAATCTACCCGTGCTACCGCACCTATCCGCCCCTATGTACCACCGAGTGCACTTCCCGATCCTAAGCCCGAGCCGGGGTATGGGTTCCGTTGGATTATGACGCACGTACTAGGCCATGCCGAACCTACTAATGTGGGTAAACGGCTACGCGAAGGTTGGGTACCTGTACGAGCAGAGGATCACCCAGAACTTGCATACGCTGCTACTGCAAACGGAAACGTCGAAGTTGGTGGCCTAATGCTTTGCAAAGCTCCTGAAGAGTTTTTGGTTTCGCGTGATGACTATTACGCCAAGCAAGCAGCAGCTCAATCGGAGTCGGTGAATAACCACTTTTTGCGTCAGAACGATGCTCGGATGCCACTGTTTGCAGACACTAAATCGTCTGTGACTCGTGGTCCTAGCGCCTTTAAATAATTGGAGTCCTTAAATGGCAAGCGTATCCTCGCCCTACGGCCTACGCCCGGTCAATTTGATCGGTGGTCAGGTCTTCGCGGGTCAATTCCGCGAGTTCAAGTTGTCTACTAACAACACGTACGGTTTTTTCAACGGTGATATCGTCCAGCTTACCAGTGCGGGTAACCCGCAGACGTTGGCTGCTGGTAACGCCAGCCCTACGGCTATTCAGATTCCGGCTACTTCTGCTGATGCTACCGCTGGTATCGTTGGTGTTTGTGTCGGTGTTCGTTATGTCACCCCTACTCTGAACCAGCCTCAGTTCGCTCAGTTCCTGCCAGCGGGCGC